ATGCACAGGGGGGGGTATCTTTTGCGAGACCCCCCTCCCCCCTTGCCGAATCCTCCCAGAATTATATGCTTCCATCAGGAAATTCGCGTGTCACTCTCCTGAAGTTACCAGTTACATTCTGATTCATGATCTCATCGATCGCGTACTCAATCGCCAACGCTTGATCAAGATCAGATAGATCGTCTGACATTACACAAACTCTTGCCAGGAAGGCTGTGGTGTGGTACCCGGATCTTTCATCCCATGCGTACCAATTGTCGAAGTCATCGAAGGGATCGTGGGGGTTGTCAACTGTTGTTAGCATTGAGAGCTTCATTAGTTCCTCCTCTCTTGATCCCTTCATTCAGCCATTCCTCTATCCAAAGTACTGAGTGACACACCAAGTTGAGCAGCTACTTCAGCCCTACTCTGACCATTAGCAAACATTGCCTGGGCCCGCTGAATCTTAGCAGGCGTCATACTATTCAGTGTACGAGGTGTAGCCAACTCACGTACACGTTCCATGTCAGCATGGGCTAGGATCTGATCAAGCTTTGATGCACTGATGGCGCCGGCTTGAATAGCTTCCCATTCCTCGTCTGTGATTCTGATGGCCTGCTTGTCTGCACCAGTACGCCGCCTTGCATCACGGAGGGCGATGAACTTGATCTTGGCATAAGTTTCCTCACTCATGTTGGGATTGTCATCCCGCTTAGCCTTGATCATGGTGTTGGCAATGAGCTGGGCCTGTCTTTCGAGGGGGGCGTTTCTTCTAGCCAGGGAGAGTTTCGCATCGAGGGACTGAACTTCTGTGGCATACACCTTCTTTGCAGAGGGGGAGTATTTTGAATTGGGTGTAGCCAAGATGTCCAGACGAGCCCTGTTTGCAAGACCCTTCAGTTTGTTGGAATGCTCCGCATACAACCGCTCCATGGGGGTACCTGATGAGAGAGCGAACGCATCGCTTTCCTCAGCCAAGGCCCTTGATCTCTGAGTCCTGAGCCTTAGTTCACCAGTGCGGGTATCACGAATCATCCTCTGTGTGGGCACGAATTCCTTTGCTCCAGTTACCGGATTGATAGACCCCCCTTCTGAAACAGGGCGGGGCTTTCTTTCAGGAACGAAGACTTTGGCTCCAGCCTTTGAGATCAAAGTAGATGCGCCCGCTCTCTTTGACCCTTGATACTGCTCTTTCAAGGCTGGGATTCCGTTGGCGATTGCCGATTCCCTCCAGTTGAGAGAATGCTTTTCGGAATCGATTACCACCATGGAGTGACGAACTGCAGCAGCGATCTCAGAAGTAGACGCCTTTCGAATCGTCATGTCTGTGATCAAGTTCGAGACATTGCCCATCTCTTGCTGCTTGCGTTGAGGTCTCGGTCCACCAGGTCCGTATTCGACCTTCTTCGTGGTGTCATTCCATGTACCACCGTCGATGGTCTTCATTCCATGGTACGGCGGATAGGCAGTCTTCGGATCGAAGTTCTTGAGACCCTCCAAAGCAGGTGTTACCTTGATCTTCCCTGCATTGTTGGGAATTACGAGAACAGTATCTCCGTCGAAGTCTGCACCAGAAAGCCTTTCGGCTACCTTGTGGTTGATTCCGATTGCATCTCGAGGATTGGGGCCAAGGAGTCGCTTGGATTCCGAGTGATTATTGTTGACCGTCAAATTGGGGATCTCGAAAGTTCCACCATGAGGGTATCGGATCAAAGCGACAGTTTCGCCATTGTTGAAATTCGGCGCATACACCTGAGTTGCGGGCAACGAATTGACTGGCAGAATTGCATGCCATCCCTGACGAGGGAGTTGAGCTGCCTTCAGATGTACAGCATCTGAATCGGTCCCATCAGCGAAGTCGTTGAGAAGACGCTTCTTCACAACCGGATTCGTCAACCGAGTGAGTTCGTCATACTCTCTCGATCGATTGTCGTAGGTCATGTTGAGCTGAGTTCTTGCGAGAACAGGACTCTGCTTGGACAGAACTTGTGATGCGATGGTCTTTGACCAATCTGTCCAATCGCCTTCTTCATTGACGATGTTCATGGAAGATCCGTCGATTTGCCTACGAATAAGCGCGCCAAAAGGATTCTCGGGATCGGCCCCCAATTCCTTCATGGCATCAAGCGGATTTCCGGAGTCTTTCTTGTTGGTGTTGAAGAGAAGATCCACCCCATCAGGGAGATCATCTTTGTACATCGCCATGCCCTTGAGGTAGTGACCCTCACCAACCTTGATTCGAACCTGGGCATAACGAGAGTTACCGAGAGATACGTCTGCAACACCAGGGCGCACGAATATCACGCCATCCGCTTTTGAGCCACCCTGATCCCCATATACGATCCCGATTCGCTTCGGCGAAATCGCAAGTGGAGGGGTGGGCTCTGTGATTGTGCGACCACCATCATCTGAGTAGACAGTGATCTGCTTGATCTGATCTCGGTTCAGCCACACCTCTCGCTGAGTTGTCCCAGGAGGTGCGAGGATCTTGAGCTCTGTTTCATGCCCAGTTCCCAACTGGCGCACCTTCACCGAGTGGACTTCGTACCCTTCTTCACGAAGAATCCCAACGGCCGTGTTCAGGCGCTCTTTGCTGATACCGAGATAGTTCTCCACACCGATGCCGATATCGATGTACTTCTTCTCCGCGATCTGGTCCTTGAGCATGTTGGAAGTCGTGAAGAGGATATCCGCACGCTCCCTGGCTCCTGGAGCAAGCCATGAACGAACCACAGATTCAGAGACACCCATTCGCTCACCAATGGCGACGTTTGACCATCCCTTGTCCCTGAGTCGCTGGGCCTGGCTGATATTCGACTGCTTGAGCTGAGCCTTGGCAATCGATTTGGCAACTCGAAGAGCTGTGGTCGAAGGGATACCGAGACCCTTGCAAATCTCCGTCTCCGTAAGACCCTGCTTCTTCAAGCCCTCGACATGATCGAGGAACGACTTGTTTCTCGTGTTCTGGTCTTCTCCCGATCCCCAAGGATACCGACCAGACTTGCGGAGAATGCCGTAGTGAGCTAGATATTCTTGTTCGTCGATATCGATGATCACCATTCCCCACTTTCTTTTAGTAGGTCGATCTTCTTGTCGAAGTCGATGATCTTGTCCATGATCCCCATGAGCAGATCTGGATGTGGCTCTGACTCACGAACTTCGTTGCTCTGGTAGATGCGAAGAATCGTGGTGATCTCATATGGGGAAATACCGTACTCCAAACAGAAGATGGCGGCGTAGACTTCAAGCTGGTGCATCGATGCTGTATGCATTCCAGACTTCAAATCGTGAACTCTAAGTACGTTGTTGTAGAACGAAATGGTGTCGGCATGGCCGAAACAGTTGGCGGAGTAGTAAAGACAGACCTCGACAAACATGCGAAATTCGACAGCATCGTTGACATACTGATTCAAGGTCTTCTTCACTTTGGGCAGTTTGATTCCCATGCGAATGGCATGGTGAGCAAACTCATGTAGCTCGATTCCACGACGTGCAGCCATGTAAGTAGACCAACGAGAACTCAGTTTCTCATCGGTGTAATTGATCCAATGGTAATTACTTGGGCTCAGAAACGCGTGCTTTCCGGCTAGGTCTGAGTGCGGTTTGAAGATCACGTAGAACCTCTTCCACGTTACCGGGATGGACGAAAGCCGCGAACGACATCTTGTTGAGTTTCTCCACGAAGTAGTCCTGATTGGGACGACGACTTGCGTTTACCGCTCTCTTCACCTCAAGGGCAGCCCATTTCTTGCCGAAGAGAATCAGAAGATCCGGCACTCCTTGAAGATACCCAGCGTCATTCTTGACGATTACACAATCCGGGAACATTTCCTTCAGACGCTTGATTAGACTTGACTGAAAGTGCCTCTCTGCCACGCTCACCCCCGCAAAAACTAGATGAAATGGTCACTCCCTCACTATATGCGTTGTAATTCGTGCTTGGTGGTACTTACCTATTTGCCCACTCGAACTTGTGCCCACCCGGTTGGAGTGTTACGCGCCAATCGTAACATGACCGACGGACATCTTGAACAAGAAGCCCATACTGTCGAGCAGCATCCACAATCGTTTCGAATATTTCCCCGGTTGCAACATGACGAACCGGGCCAACCATGTAGGCAGTCAGCGATTTTTGTGTGTATTGCAGCCGGTGCCTAAGTGCGAACGACCTAGATCGCCAAGCGAGATTGACTGCGCGATTATCGGAAGGGTCCCCATTGATGTGTAGGGGGGTATTTGAGAAGTCGTCTTGGCCCGGCACGAACGCTTCGGCTACGAGTAGAGCAAGCGAACACGTGATCTGTTGATGCCCATCGAACAACGCGACTCTGACCATGCCACTGTGACCCAACGAAGTACCCAAGATTCGCTCAGTACGGCTATTCATGACTCTCCCTTGATCGCTCACCTCATAGCGAGCATACCGAGGGATACGCTTCCAACGCTCTTCCATCTCATCTCCTTTTTAGGATCTACTAAGTACCATCTTACTAAGTACCATTGCCAAGATTTTCGGACCAAAAACTTTTATTATTGTGTAAAGATGGTACATAGTTACTTACTAAGTACCACCTTTTGCTATATGGTGAAAGGTTTTTGCTTGGAATCTTGGCAAGATGGTACTTAGTTGAGCACTACCAAATCTAGGCCCTGACCTGGTCTTTTTCAAGTGCTTACTAAGTACCACCTCTTGACAAATCCGGCCAATTTCTCTCAAGAGCCTCAAATTCCTTCCACCACCGCCTTTCGTTGAAGAGCTCCTTCTTGTCGAGCGCGGAACGGATTGCGCGGTCCACAAATGAGTTTGTGGCAAGAATGTAGTACCAAAGTTCGGTGAAAGGACTGTTCAGACGATCGATTCGTCCTTGCGCCTGCTCGAAGTTCTTGTACGAATACGTGAGGGAAT